GTTATCGGCAATTTCTGCGAATGACGTATCTTGGGCAATAGGAGAGTCTTCCGAGTTAACGCCCTTAAAGGCAGGGGCGACAAGATCAATGCTGCGTAACGGCTGTGCCATAACCTATCCTACGGTGTGTAGAAGATTGTCTCTTCTGGATGTTTCTGGGCATCCAAGGCAATTGCATCAGACAAGTGCTTATCAGCAATTGCAAAGTATTCAGCAGTAGACGTGCCACCTGTCTCGCCTCTTTCCCTTGATAACAAAGCTATTGCCATGTGCAAAACGGGGCCGCTGGGTATCGCAAGCGTATCCGAATCCGCTGACAACGCCACATTTCGCAAAACTACGCGAACCTTTAGGGTGTATGCCTGATCCGGTGTCGGATATAACTTGACCTGGGTATCACCGCTGCCATCAACACCCGCATAAGTAAAGTTCTTGGGCGAGCCTGTAACAGCTTCTTGAATGAAATCCTTATCGTCAAACCAATTCTGGGTCTGATACTCAATTAAACAATTAGAGGTATCGTTAATAAAGTTAAGAACCTTGCCTTCATTGCGGCTTCCGGTTAAGGAATAAAGGTTGTCACCATTTGAGGTGGTAATCGTCAGGGTATTGCGTAATGGCGACCAATCCCATGCAGTTTCTACAAGGTCTTTGGCGTCATTTACATAGTCACCCACCATCTTGCTGTAGGTGCTTTCCGATACGTTACTTACTTCGTCTTCTCTGAGACGCCGCAATACTCCGT